ATTACGGATTACGGGGTAACTGGCCGGGCAGTTAAGAATGGCCTGTTGAGCGTAAATTGCTGGAGTCCTCGTGACTTCGCATACGATCGACATCGTACCGTGGATGAGCGCCCTTACGGCGGTGGTCCCGGAATGCTGATGATGGTGCAACCCTTGCGGGAAGCGATTCATGCAGCAAAAGCAGCGGCAGGCGAAGGTGTGAAAGTGATTTATCTTTCACCTCAGGGTCGCAAACTGGATCAAACCGGTGTTTGCGAACTGGCGGCTCATCAGAAAATTATTCTGGTTTGTGGTCGTTATGAAGGGATTGATGAGCGCGTAATCAAAACCGAAATTGATGAAGAATGGTCAATTGGCGATTATGTTCTCAGCGGTGGAGAGTTACCGGCAATGACTCTGATTGATTCAGTATCCCGCTTTATACCGGGTGTTCTGGGTCGTCAGGCGTCAGCAGAAGAAGATTCTTTCGCTGATGGATTGTTGGATTGCCCCCACTATACCCGCCCTGAAGTGTTGGAAGGCATGGAGGTACCGCCGGTTTTACTGTCGGGAAACCACGCTGATATACGTCGCTGGCGCCTGAAACAGTCGCTGGGTCGAACCTGGCTTAGAAGACCTGAACTTCTGGAAAACCTAGCTCTGACTGACGAGCAAGAGGTGTTGCTGAGAGAGTTCCAAAAGGAACATCGGCTCAGTCAACAAAACTATGAAGGGAACGCCAAAGCGTAACGCGAGGCCGTCCCGATATATCAGTTTACCTAGGGTAAGAGACATATTATGAGCAATATCATTAAACAAATCGAACAAGAGCAGATGAAGCAAGACGTACCTGCTTTCCGTCCAGGTGATTCCCTGGAAATTAAGGTATGGGTCGTTGAAGGTTCTAAAAAGCGTCTGCAGGCATTCGAGGGCGTGGTTATCGCTATTCGTAACCGCGGTCTGCACTCTGCATTCACTGTTCGCAAAATTTCTAACGGCGAAGGTGTTGAGCGTGTATTCCAGACTCACTCCCCAGTAATCGACAGCATTACTGTTAAACGTCGTGGTGCCGTTCGTAAAGCTAAACTGTACTACCTGCGTGAGCGTACTGGTAAGTCTGCACGTATCAAAGAACGTCTGGGCTAAGGTATCGCTAACGCGACATCTACTAGTTAATATAGAACAAGGGGTTAGCCATCGGCTAACCCCTTTTTTTTGCATCTTTTTCGGAGCAATGGCGACAAAATAGCTATGCTGCGGCAGGCTGGGTACCCGGTTTTGAGATAACCCGGGCGACTGATTCGTGCGTGGCAAACGTGCAGCTGCATTCGATATTCTGACACTGATGATAACGTTCTTTGGTTGATTCACTCAGATAACGGCTTGAACGTGTATGGGCGACCTTTCCACAAAGCGGGCAATGCATCATAAAAACCTCCGGCATAACAGGTAATCGATGAAGTCATTATGAAACTTGTAACTCGTAAATGCAAGTTGCTATTATGATATTGAAGACTCGTAAGTGATATCTGCAATATATATTTTCAGATTCAATGTCGTCGTAAAACCTTTCTCATTAATCTCATGCACAGCGGAATCAATCACCCAGCGCTGGCTGTCTATAACATCTTTAAATCCCAGCACATTTACCGGTGTTTGCGCGCTGAGATCTGCGCGTCCCAGAGCCAGTCGGATGCTGAAAGACGAAGAATCATTCTGAACTTGCTTAAACACCGAGTCTGCCGCGCGCTTTGCTGTCTCCTCATCAGCGAAGATTTTAGTCAGTTGCAAAACGTTATTACCCGAGCCTGCGGTGTAACTCTTTTCTCCTTCACTTTTCAACGCGACATGACTGGTGGTCGCTTTTTTGAGATCATGCCATTGTGCCTTCACGCCGTCGTAAGCCAGCTTATCAGTCAGTTTATAACTGTGATTATCCCCATCACTGCGGACAATGGTTCTCCAGGGGATGGCTTGTCCGGAAGCGGTTCGTCCGGTGCCGGCTTTAAAAAACAAGATTGCGCCGTTTTTGACAGTTACCCGGGCATCATAACTTTGTGCCAGACGGGAGAGAAAGTAGCTATCAGTCTCATTAGTCTGGTCGATATGCGGGATCTTAATGCTTCCAAGCTCCTGCGGGATAACGGGCAGATCCAATTTATTCCGGCTCGAGATGATGCGGACAATGGCTCCCAGCGTGTAATCGTCATACGAATTGCTGAGTCTGGTTGTAAATGAATTCCGGAAATCGGCGCTGCGGGCAGTGACCGCGATGGTGTCTGGTGAACCCGAATAGACCACTGTATCAACAGTGAAATAGCCGCAGTCATACAGTGCCTGTTTTGACCATCCCAGATGCAGATGCAAAACGGCGCCGCGAACGGGCATCTGCAATTGTCCGTCGCTGTCATCGAAGGTTAAATCGAGTTTGTCTGCCTCAAAGCCGCTGTTATCCGTCACTGATAATCTGATGATGCGGTCGGAGATATTCTCTTCCAGTACCTTATTTTTGATCGCCAGTGTAAATACCGGCGCAATTTTTGCGCCGACAGGCAGCTGTAAATTGGTCAGCATGATTAACCTCCCGTCACGAAACTGCTGACGGCAGAACTGGCTTTGTTATATAACCCTTCGGCCTGAGTGAGCAGGTCGCCGAACATGGCTGCCTGCGATTCATCGACGCGGATCAGATTGAGCGTGAAGTTGATGCTTCGTGCCTGACCGCTCGAGTTAAACTCAGCATTGTCACTGGCGATATTTTTGATGATAAACATGCCGTAAATTGTGCCACTGCCTTCGATGAGCGGCCATGCCCGACCTGAATCGGCCATGCTTTGTAAAGCCTGTAAGTACCGCACTCCGCCGGTCATTTCAGGCAATAATTGCCCGGTAATTTTTATCGTTTCCTCACCCAGCCCGAGAAATTGCGAAACGGGACGCTGTCCGAAACGCGCGTTCGCGCCCCAGCCATAATTCACCTGACGGGACGTGTTCTGATAGGGCAGCGTGCTTAATTTGAACACGAATAAACCCAGGGACATCATCATGAGTAAACCCCTCCGTTATCGTACTGGCTGAGAAGATTGTTGGTATTGTTCCATTTTTGCTGGTTTAACGAATCCTCGATCCAGGTTCTGATCTGGTTATGATCCGTTTCCGGCGTTGCGGTAAAGCTTAAGTTCACGGTCGTTGCGCGGTTATCCGTCAGGTTGTTCGCTACAGAAGTTTTCGCAGGCTGATACAGGCTCAGCGTGCCGCCTGTGGGCGAAATGCTTTCCACTGGCGGCGAGGCAATATCCTGGCGCTCGCCATCATCATTGCCAAAAATGGCATCCCAACCTTTTTTCGCCCAGCTGAAGACTTCGCCGATTTGGGAGACCGCTTTATTAAGCGTGACGAAAATCGTTGCGATCGCTTCACCGACCTCTTTGCCGATATCGGTGAAGCCGCTCAGGGTTTCCTGACTGAATTTTATCGGTTCAAACAAATCAGTAATCCAGCCCAGTGCTGTTCTGAAGGGTGTAAACGCACCCGTTATCGGCCCCATAACTGAAGTAAATCCTTCAATGACTCCCCCGACGAAAGCGCTGATTGGCTCCCAAAGCTTCACTACGGCGATGCCAATCCCGGCAATCAGCGCGATGACAGGCAAAAGCGGAAGTCCGATGGCAGCGAATGCTGTGGCAATAACGCCGCCGGTGCCGGTAAAAAGGGTTCCCAGCAGACCGGCTCCTGCCATCAGCATATTGATGCCGCTAAGAACCGGCGCAATAGTCATGCCGAGCGCACCCATTCCGCCGACAATGCCGGTGATGCCTAATGCCAGCCCCAGCAGGGAATTGACCAGCACCGGATTATCAGTGATCCAGGTATTGATCGTGCCCAGCCAGCTGGTGGCCGTTTGCGTCAGTTCTCGCAGGGCGGCACTTTGCCCGTCGAAAAGGTTGATACGGATAGTGTCCCAGGTGGCAAAAAGCTTAGTAATGTCACCGTCAAGGTTGTCGCCTTTCACGGTGACCGCCATCTGTGCCGCAGGCGTTGCGCCATCCAGTGCTGCCGGTGTTTGTTCCAGAACCTGATCAGCATTCATTCCGTTTTTAGCGAGTGTCTGCTGTTTAGCGACAACTTCTGCCGGTGAATGACCGGCAGCCGCCATCGACAGAGTTTGCTGCCGTAAAGCGGCAACGTGCGGATCGCCATTTTTCAGACCGAGAACCGACTGCACTTCTGCCAGTCCGGCTTCCAGAGCTGCACCTGGTTTAAGAAAGTTTTGCGCCAGCGCCAGCTTTGGTTGTGCAAAGGAGAGGGCAGACGTGCTGATATTTTTCATCTGACCGATTTTTTGTTGGTGATTTTTATATTGCTGCCCGATTTCCTGACCTCGTTGTTCCATTTGCATCGGGCGTTGCTGGCGCAGCTTTTCTCCCGACTGGCTGGCCACCGCCTTTTTCAGACCGGAAAATGCCTGCGTTTCGGTTTCGCTGTCCGCGGCGAAAAGCGACGTTTCAAACTGATGGGAAGCGTCAGTGATGTCTTCTGAAATGACACTGAAGAAAGTCTTACCGGGCAGCATCAGCAGGTTTTTCCTGATCCTGTCGGTTTCGGCCCTGAAGGCGGCCAGAACCTGATTTATTTTTTCGAGAGTATCGGGTAACTGTTCGAGATTACTCATCTGTTTTTACTCCGCTGCGTTGCAGTGCCTTATGTCGCCAGTTCAGCAGATCGGTGAGTGACATGCCGTCCATCTCGGACGGCGGCCAGTGAAATATCACCGCGATATCTGCCATCAGGTCATCCACGGTGAGGCGGGGTGCGATACTTACACCACCGGTTTCGGCGATAAAAAACCAATCACCTTGCCTGCCAGCGCGATCAGATCGGGAAGCTCCAGGCGTGAGCACTCTTCTTTGGTCAGGTTCGGATACGTGATGCGCGGCAAAATGGTGATCAGTGCATCGACATCCACGTTGGCCAGCGCCGCAAGTCCGATACCGCGCAGGCTGCCGGCAGTCGGTCGGGTGACCTGAATTTCCGTGATTTCCATATCGCCGCGTTTAAGCGGAACATCTAAGATTACGGTGTTATCGTTAATGTCAGTCGGGTTCATGTGTTTTCCTGCTTAAATCGGAAATGAAGCCGGCAATGGCTGCCGGCTTTAGGAGGGGATTACAGGCCGAGCGCGGTACGGTGTTCTGCCAGACGATCAACGCCGTTGACGACCTCAACCATGTTGACGGTGTCGATCTCAATCAGTTCTTTGCCGTCGATGGTCAGTTTGAAATACGTACACTGGGTGGTGACTTTGGTTTCAGTGTCTTCACCCTGTTTGTACTCGCCGAAATCAAACTCTTTATGACGGCCGCGCATCATCACTTCGACTGCGGAAACATCACCCGTATCGTCGCGTTGCAGCGAACCGGCAAAACGCAGCGGAATATCAGACGTGCTGCCCCATTGCTGCAGAACCAGTTCATCCAGACCGCCGATAGACCATTCCAGCGTCAGTGCGTCGTCATCCAGACCGAAGTCCACCGCGACCGAACCGCTCATGCCGCCGCCACGGTAGTTTTGCAGTTTGCGGGTAAGTTTCGGCAGCGTCAGCGAAGAGACCAGACCGAGGTAGCTGTTCCCGTCATTAAACAGGTTCAGGTATTTCAATTTCTTAGGAAGTGCCATGAGTCATTGTCTCCTTAGCTGTTAATGGACGCGGCAAAGTTCACCAGGTAAGAGTCGGTGATACGCTGGCGCAGGGTCAGATCTTCCAGTGGAGGAACCGGCGTGTAGTCGTAATCGATATACAGTTTGCCGGCTTTCAGGGTTTCCGCCGTGTTCGCGGTTTCGTCGTACCAGCAGTCGCCGTCGATGATGTAACCCGCTGATTTCATTTCGCGCATTTTGGCTTTAATGCCGTCAATCATGTCGCGAACCAGCGTCGGGGTCATCGGCTTATCGACCGCCCACATATGCGCTTCGGCCATGGTA